CCCATTTTTGTGCAGTCCATTTTTTTAATGACCTTTGTGATTTTTTAAGAGCCATTATTTATAACCTCCACCTTTAGCTTTATACTGTCTAGCTAACATTTGTGCTTTCCTAGCAGACCATTGACCTGCCCTACCACCTTTAGAGCCTGCTTTTATTTTATTAAAAAGTCTTTTTCTCATAGTAGGTTTTGTATAATTTCCTGCTTTATTAACTGTGCTTTTTTTTCTTTTTTTTCTAGCCATAGCTTACCATTTTTTACAAGACCAATATCTTGCAGTTGTTCTATCTTTAGCAGTAGCACATCTATGTCTAGCTCTAAAAGATTTTCTTCTTGCAGGGCTAGATTTTTTAATTTTCATATTAGGGTCGCCAAACATAACTTTCTTTACCTTGCCTTTACCTCCACCTTTTACAAATACTTTAAATTTTTTTCTTCCGTATCCTGCTTGTCCTTTTGTAATACGAGATGGCTTGTTCAATCTAACTGATTTACCTTGATACTTTGCCATTTCACTTTTTCTTTCTTTTAATTTTTTTCATACCCACTTTTCTTTTTTTAGCAGGTCTTCCTCTTTTTTTTCCGTAAGTTCCTTTTCCGTATGGCATATTAGAACCTTCCTTTCGAGCTTTTTTCTACTTTAGTTAATCTTTCCTCAAATGCACTTATTTTAGCTGATAGTGCATCTAGTTTATCTTTACAATCGTCTATGCCTGATAAATCAACTTCAGGTATATCAATCTTCTTATTCTTTAATTTATCTAATTCTGTTTTAATATATGTTAAATCACTAGCTAGTGGTGTAAGCTGTGTAGATAATGTTTTTAAATCTTTAAATGTTTCATCATATTCATCTAGCTTGTAAGATATAATCTTTAAATCACCCATAGATTTAATATTATTAATTTCTTTAGTATTATCTTCTACTGCACCTGTCAATGTAAAATAGACACCAACTCCTGATACCACTACAAACATAATAGTTACTAAAAATTTTAAATCCATTTGAAATGCTGTGTTTTCGCCAATCTTATGTGCCATAGGTTCTTCCTTTTTTATACTTACATTTATTTGTTGGTCGTTTAATGCTTCAGCTACTTCTTCTACTGTTACATGACCTTCTTCTATTAATACTTTTCCTAGGGGTACTGACCTATTATAGTTAATTGCTTCATCTGCTTGTTTGCTTAAAGCAGATGTTAGTTGCTTTTTATTAATATAGCCTTTTAATAAAAGTAAATCACCTATTTTCATCCTTCAATTAACTCTCCCCATAAACTTGTTTTACCTTTGATTATTTCTACGACCTGCACGTTGAAATTACCGTTTTTAAAAAAATCTACTATTGCAAAACCATGATTCCAATTAGTTAAACTTCCTCTTAGCCAATCTTCATCTTCTTCAATATCTTTCAAGCATCCCAAACTCCAAGCACTAATAGTTCCACCTGCATAAGTTTTTGTATGCCTTTGCAAATCATGAGTATGTCCATACATTATACTTTCTCCATATACATCCAAGTGCTTAAACGAATGGTACTTAGAAGTAAACTTACCATGAGTAAAGTTAAGCTTTCCTATTTTAAGAGTCTTCTTTCTATTATAAGGATGGTATTTATATCCTCTTTCTTTAATCTTTAAAGCATTTTCTGTCATATAATTGTCTAAGTAAGGGTATCTAGTTACAAATTTATCTAGCCATACTTCATGGTTTCCTTGGACAAAATGTCTTTCATTGCAATTTACTTTATTTAAAGACCTATCTATTTGATTCATTCCTTTGTTTACAGCTTTTACATCTTTATCTAAGAGAGGAATTAAATCTTCCATAGGTTTTGCATTTCTACCTTTCCAATAATGAGTGCTAAAATGCTCCCATTCACCTGTATCACCGAGGTCAATGTATATGTCAGGCTTTACCTTTTCAATAGCCTTACATACAACATTTATAGCTTTTTGGTCGTGTATTGGAAAATGCTTGTCAGGAGTTACGATTGCTCGTCTAACTGCTCCTTTATCCTTTAAAGGCATAAATTTTCCTTGTATTTTTAATATTAATTTAGTATAAACTGAGGAAATTTCCTAATTCGAGGAAATAGATTTTATTCTATTACTAAGCTCTTGTGCCCTTGCAGGTGTTTGTTTAGCCCAAAGACTATCGAGCATCTCGGTGGAAGCTTCTTCGTATTGTTGTGTCTCTAGTAAATATATTGTTTTTTTGAATTTAGAAAAACCTGACAAGCCAAGCTGATAGCACATATTAACAACTACTGACTTGGCTTTATCATCAACGTCTTTAAACCATGGAAATGCTACAACTATTCTTTCTAGCAATAAGTGAAGTTTTTTCATTAAAATTAAATCAGCTATATCTTTATCCATAACTAAATCTTTAATAGCAAATCCATATCCTATTGTGTCATATCCTTCTGTGCATTTATATACAGTAGAACGAAAACCTTCGTGTCTAGTTATGTCTTCTATGATAGTTGCAAGCTCATTTGGCATTTTTTTAGTTTCCATAGCATCCTTATTAATTTGGTTTAACTTTAAAAGCATTTATTTTATTAGTCTTCAAACCCAAGATATATATCCATCAGGTCAGTTGCTAAACTTGACATATCTGCAGGGTCAGCTCTCCACACACCTGCAACATACAAAGAATTAGATTCTAATTCAGGGGAAATAACAAGACCTATTCCTGTTTTTTGAGCAATACGAGCTGTTAATAAATCTCCTTCTGCATAATCATCAGCAACTATATTAACATGACCACATATTTGTACTGCTTGTGATTCTGCCTGAGTAATATCCACAGCAGCACTTCCATGTCCTAGTTTTTGAGCACCTGAAGGGCTATTGTTGCCTGTACTGTTGCCTTTGCAAAATACCAATTCTAAAACATGAGCTTGGTCGTATCCGTTAAGAATAAAAATACTATTTAAAGTCGTTGCTCTACCTTTTGAAGAAAAAGCATTTGGGATTGCAGTCCAATTAAAAGCTACGTCATTATCTGTATTATCGTCTGCTGTAAAAGTTGGTTGAACTTTTATAACTCTTTTTGAAATTGAAACTAAAGGAGCACCCATTATTTTTCTCCTTTAACTTTTTTTTCTTTTTTAGGTTTAGACTTTACAACTTCAGTCCAACCCATTGATTTAGCTTTTTCTACGTCAGCTTCTTTAAATTCTTTCCACAAACCTTTTCTATTAGGGCTTTTCATTTTAACCATCAATTTTCTCCTTAATTAAGTATAGGGAGAGCAAAGCTCTCCCATATACTATTGTTTAAACTGCTATTCTTACGAAGCAGGACTAACTAATGCAAATATTTTTTTATTTCCATCAGTAGTATTTCCTGTTACTAAGCAACCATATACACTATCTGCAACAAATCTTGTAGATAATGATGGTAAGTGATAATCACTTTGAACTCTTGCTTGCATACCACTTGCATAAGCAATATGTACTGCATCTTTATGCACTAAGTATCCAAGTAGTTTTTCAGATTCATCATCAACGCCATTAGCACTAAAGTTACCAATAGGTGTTCCGTTAGCAGTTACAGTAGTTCCACCTGCTGCATAACTATTGAAATTAGTTCCAATAACAACATTCACACCTGCTAATTTGCCTGCAAAGCCACTTACAAATGGAACTTCACTACCAAATGATGCACCTACTCCATCATATCTAGCGAAATCTCCTAATTTAAATAAGCTAGCATAACATTTAGGAGTTAATACCATTGTATAATCGTCAATGTTAGAATCATTAGCATATATTGCTTCTATCATATTAGATACACCTGCAGCGATAATGTCATAAGAATCGTGAGTTGTGTTTAATTCGATAGTGTTACCTGCACCATTACCATCACTTGTAGTATGTGCATAGTTGAATCCAACGTGCTCCATCATTTTAAGAGACACATAGCCATCTATTTTTTTAGCTAAAGCATAACCAAGCTTTGATGTATAAAGATTCATAACGTCATAGCTTGCTTGTACTTTTGCAACATCAGTAATAGCGATTGCACTATGTATTGCTTGATTGATGTCTAAAGTATACTCGTCTTCTTTAGCAGTTGAATCATCAAATGCTAAATTAGCATCTATTAAAGTTTCGACTGCTACAGTACCTCCACCGTAAGTATCACTTGCAGTAAGTTCTGTATGTTTTGGTAAATGGATTCTATCTCCACCACCTGCTACTAAAGCAGATTGGTCTGTTGCTAGTTTAGCAAACACAAGATTTTTTTCCATGTAATCCATGATTGATGCTCCCCACACTTCAGGTATAAAGTGTTGAAGCGTTGCATCTACGCCTGAGTCTTGAAGACCACCTGCTAATGCAACATTATTTGTTGGTGCTAAAGCCATTATAGCTCCTTACTTTTCTATATCTCTCTTTCAACTGCTTAAAAGCCTTCATTT